GTATCCAGCGCGCTTTTTGCATGTACTTTTAGGCCATACCATACCACCCGTTGGCCCTCTATGAGATTTAATATAACATTACGTTATTCAGGAAGAGGAAGTACCTTTGCTGCTGTTGCATCGTCTACACAGAACCTGTAGGTTGGATTCGACTGTGAGACCACCACTCGATAACGCTGTTATGTGATCCACAGTCAAATCGTTGGTTGCTTTACAAATAGTGCAATAAGGTTGTAGCAATCTAAGTTGTTTTGATAACCTTTTCCAATTTGCATCGTAACCCCTATCAGCACGTGAAGGACGAGAGGTTGCTTTAAACTTCTGATACTTTTTATTGCAGATAGGACATCTAGGTTTGTTTGCTAACACACCACAATCTAAGCATGGTTTATTCATTAGCGTCCGATTTGTTAGATAGCTGTAGCTCGGTGATCCATATTATAAATCACATCACTGTGATTGTACAGAGGTTTCTACCATAAGTTTGGCCAACCTCGACCACTGTTCATATACCCATTGATGTGTCTTATCGTTTAGACAATGGACATCACCATTAGGTTCTAATCTTAATGTACCAATGCAGTCTTGTACCGGGCATTTGACTGCCTCAGGTGGTTTTCTCTCACCGTAAATAATACGTCTTAATGTTGTCCATGGTTCTTTGATCTCATTGTAGTAATCAGTCCATAGTTCAGTATCAGCAATCCAATCAGTGTGAGTATCTAATACATGATGCAATATGTGTAGTTTGTTTGTTTCTTTAGTAGACTTAAGGCAATCAGTATTAAGGCTTCTTGTCTCTACCACGTATTCACACCATGATTGTAGAACACTTTGAACACCTGTTTTAGCAATAAGATCAACAATCTGGACATTGATTGGTGATCTATCTGATAATGAACCTCTACCTTCTTGCTTAGAAGATACCTGTTGTCTTAGGGAAGGATTAGCAATTAGAAGATCAATGAATGCAATCAACTCATTAAGCATTTTCTTTAATCTTCTTCTGCAATGTGGACAAGCACCTTTCTCGCTTACCCCACGACAACTAAGGCATTTATCCATTTTTCTTTCTTAGCCTTTCCATCAACAATTTAACTTCTTCTGGTGGACCTTTTCTCTGATGGTTATTGATGGTTATATGATGATTAGGGTGGCCACCAGCTTGACCTCTACCGCTGGCCACAGCTGTGACCTCAGCCGCAGGACGTTCAGGGTCGTCATATTCTGTGGACAGGACATCAGTGACCTGCGGTTTCTTAAATAACAATCTGTAACGATTATTAGAAATACCAGCTCTTGAGTGTTGTTCTATAAACAAATAGTTATCAACAATCATCTGATGAATGATTCTCCTGATCTGCCTTACGCTGATCTTGCACTTATCTGCCAAATATTGCTGACTTGGCCAACAAATGCCTTGATCGTCACAATGATCTGCCAATGCCAAATGGACAATTAAAGCATTGCCATTGTACGGAGAATTTTCCCATACGTAGGTCATAGCTTTAACTGACATTAAAACACTCCTTCGGTAGGATCCCATGCTACAGGATCTGGATTCTTTGTTCTTGGTGTTCCGTGATACTTCTGAACTACAATCTGTTTTGCAATAGTATCCACCAGGACCTCATATGACGAGCGCTTATTTCCGTCTTTGTCAATCCATGTCGTTTGCTTAATCGTTCCTGTAATCGTTACCAGATCGCCTCGTTTGATGTTATCTACAAGAGCTTCGGCATAACCTCCAAAGGCTTTGCATTCCCACCAACTTGTATCTGCATCTATCCATTCTTCATTAACTTTCTTGCGTGTATTGGACACAACGCTAAATGGAACATAAGCTTTACCTGCTTGTGTAAACTTAATGTCCATATCTTTGCCAATACGACCTTTAATTGTTATTGCTGCACTCATTTCTGCTCCTTTATTTGTCTCGCTAGATCTTTCAGTTCTTTGTTTCGCATTCCACCCCAAATGCCGTACACTGGCCAATTGTTTAGTGCATAAGTTAAACAATTCATCTTTACTGGACAAGTTTTACACATATCCAATGCCAATTTTTGTTCTATGTTGTTTTCATGTTCACTATCAGGGAAAAACCAATCTGGATCAATTGATGGATCAGTACAATTGCCTTTTGCCATCCAAGGCACACTTTCTCGATCGAAAGCTAAATCTCTGATCGTCACAAATATCCCGCTTCTTTAAGTAATTGAATCATTATGCTTACTGGAACACATGCTGGCCAATTTTCAACATCAGCCTCACCTTGTCCGTTCTGCCTTAATACAGCGATCGGGATTACGCCTTCCTTTATTCTTTTTGCTTGTTGTTTCATTGCTGATTTAGGATCAAAGTCTGCTCTTGCTTTAAGTTCCCAATCAACTCCAATAACTCCTTTTATATCAGTACCTGCAGCTGATGAACTAGTTGCTTCAGCGTAAATCCAACCTTGTGTTTTTAGATACTGAGCAAAAATCAATTCTGTCTCTCTACCTCGTCTTTTTCTAGATAGATTGGTCATTTCTGTCCTCCCCATCCTTCACCTTTGAAAATAGCGGGTACAACGGTAAAAACCTTTTGCATAACTTCTCCACAATCACATCTAGGACCGTGTTCTGAGATTGAGTGGCTAACTTCGACTGTAATTCCACATTTTTGGCATTTGTAGTCATAAGTTGGCATCATTTATCCCAGGAATTCTTTAACCAGCCTGTCTTGAGTGCTTCTGCAGGATTCGTTGTAATCCAGAAGTGGCACATATTACAAAGAGCTCTGCAGTTGTTAATGTCTAAAATATCTCCACCACGAGCTCTACTGAGAACTTCGTGCACTTCCTCAGATGCCTTTGCATTGCATCTTTGGCACATTGGATAAGTTTCGAGCATTTGTGCAACTAATTTACGCCTTACGACATATTTTTTAGCCATTTTCTTACTTCTGGCTCTCACGTATATTGACCTACACCTTCAGCGCTAAATTGTTGTCTAATTGCAGCTGATAATGATTGACCAATCGATATTTGTGACCGTAAAGTGTTAATTCGCTCTTTTATTGCCCTCACTTGAGCTTCTGCAATTTCCATAGCAAGCCTAAGATCAGCACAAGCAAGAATTGCTTCTTGGCGTCTTACATCCATTGATCCGTTCGACTGCAGGAAGGATTTTGCGTATGCAACCTCATAAGATCCTTTGGCACGAACAGATTGGTCATCTAATGACGCTATTTCTTCTGTTGCAGCATCAAGCATACGAGAAAGTTCGCTAAGTCGCTTAACTACTTCGCTTTGATTAGGCAGCACGCTTGTTTCCTTTCTGTCTTGCTTTGCAATCGCTGCAAAAGTGTGGTTGTCCCATAAGTTTGTCTATTGCATATAGATAAGTCCATGATCCACATGCTTCACATCGTGCAATAGGTTCAGTCATTGATTTTACCTGCCAAGAATCTTTCAAAACGAGTTAAACGCTCAGAAACATTACCTTTAAGAATAGATCTTGCGGTATGACTAATTTCACCAATACTATTGCCAGTCCACATAGGTTCGTAGTCTTTGAATGAACCATTAAAGTAAGCTTTAATCCATTGAGCTTGAGGTATGTGTTCATCGTAGATATGCATACTTCCAACAACGTGTACGTACTGACCCATTTCAATGTCTAAAGCCTTTGCAATTGCACCTTGTAAAGCAATAAACTGAGTTAGATCATATGGAAGACCTAGGAATACGTCATTGCTTCTCATGTTTGTTCTAGCAATTAACTTATTGTCTCTGATGAAGTACTGCAGGTTTAAGGTACAAGGAACATCTTTAACATCAACGTTTAGATCTTTGTTAGAGTCAAATATAGTCAATACAGCTTGTCTTGTTGAGTAATCTTTTTTTAACTGATCAACTACTTTGTTTAGATTACCGTGAATTCGTGGACCATAAGCACCATGAAGTATTCCGTTATCCATAAACTTTCCAAAGACTTGACTGGTATCTGTCATTGCTTCTGGATCAGTAACTTGTCCAACAAGTTGCAATGCTTCTTTAATACCAATATTGTGATTTAGTTTACGGTTTTCCATAGATACAGGTATGTTCCATGGCTTTTCAATCTGTAGAGTGACATTAAGGAGTTCTCTAGTGACCATTCCACGAGGAGATATTGCTTCACCATGTTCAATAACATATTGAGTTGCTAACTCTAAAGCTTCGCTTGGATTTTCTGTAATTATATGCATTACCTAACCACCTCACTATGAATTATTGTCTTGTCTAAATATTTAACTTGTCTAAAAGCTTCTACAAATAAAGATCTTGAATGTAGAACAACATCGATCTCTAATTCTTCACCTCGTCTTAACAATTCTTCGGCTATTGCATCTTCTGATCTTGTTAGTAGGATCAACCTAGCTCCTAATTTAGCAAGTTCCCAATTGCAATAATCAAATGTTGTTTGATCAAACAATGATACTCTTCCATAGATCTTTGGCCATACAACTTCACCTAAATGCCATCGATCTAATACCATGTTGCTAGAAGTTAATGGTCGAATGTATTCATCAACCCATAATCTAGATCTAGGTTGTTCAGCATGCAAATATTGTGCATTGTATCGTTCAGTTAACTTTTGAGCGTAAGTTGTTTTACCTGTTCCATCAGAACCTTCAATGATTGTAATCATCTAAACTCACCCCATTCTCTGAAACTATCAACTTGTGAATGGTCCATTATAACTGGTTTTACGTCACCTGCTACATTCCACAATAAAGTTGAAGGTGTTTTAGGAGCAGACGTTTTGTCCAACATAAATCTTTCTAGACCTTTGCAATCATACGTTGGCGCGGAGTTGATTTCCTCGTTGATCTTGTCTGCATACTCAGCTTTTTCTCTGAAAGCTTTATGGTAAGTTGTAACGTCCGCTCTTCCGATCTCTCCTGGATGTAAGTTTCTTGCAACTGCAATTCCGTGGAAGGTTGCATTTGGCCAAGCAATTTGGAGAGTTCTTGTGAGAACTCCTGTACTAATAACTGATACAACATCTCTTGGTTCATCTCGATCTCCCCATTGTTGGATTGTAGATTTAACTCCTGCCGCAACAACTAGGGGATGATCTAAACCAAATGGCACAAATTGAGCATTATTTTGTTCTGCCCAATCTTTGGCATATTTGTTCAGAACTGGCATTGCTGCAATTCTTCGAAAGATTGGATTAGCTCCTCTTTCAATACAAACTAACTGATGGTCACTGACCACTTTTGATGAAGGCATAAACAATGTTAACTTTTTGTTATATTTCTTTGCAAGAGCTGCCAGTGAAACTCCTGCCCAGCCGACTCTAGGCTGTACGTAAACCAAGTGATCTGATTCCATAGTTTTAACTAATAGATCTCCCCAACGACCTTTTGTACCAACTCCAGTTACAGAATCATCCCAAATCGTTGCACCATGGAATGTACCTATATTTGGCGATTGAGTTTCATCCGTCCAATCACCAGCAAGTTCTAACCATTGATCTCTGTGCCGATGTGAATACTTACTTGAAGAGTCTGTAGTTATCTTAAACATTTTTAGCCTCCAAGTGTTTGTGGTATGTCCAATGTTTTGGATGGTGAGGAATTAAAGACTTATTTGTCACTTGCCATGGTTCTAAATGTTCATAACCTTTTGGTACATAACATTCAACGTATCGGACATAATCACATGCAACATCTTCTAAACTTAATCCTTTGCCTAGGTTTCTTTCATGGTCACGTGGATCATAAGGAGATCTAAACTCATTGCAGATGATCTCCATTGCAGCATCTAAAAAGTCTTTTTGCTTATAACCTTCGTTCTTGAACAATAAGTTCAAAGCTTTAATTGCATTGCTTCCATAGTTTACTTGACTCCATGGATCTATCAATGTAGGGAAATATTGAGCAACATCCATCACAAATGCTGTCATTACAAAATGGAAACACTTAAGACCTTGAGATTTGTGCCACTCATTGATCCAATCAACTCCATCTCTAATTGACATCGTCAATGGATTGTAGGATAAATGAGTATAGAAATCTTTAACCAAATGAGGCATGTATTCTGAAATGTAAAGCTGAGATCCACGTGGATATTCTGCATTAGGTTTAGGAAATTGTGGAATCTGATTACCAATACTCGTGAAAATTGGACGACCAGTTTTCATTTCACTTAACACGTAATTTCTCATATGAATCATGTTATCTGTCTTAAAAGCCATATCAGAAAGTATGCTGTTTCTAAATCCGTGGTCATAACTAAACGAAGCGCCAGATCCAGTCACTCTATGGATCATGAAGAGATAAAACCAATCCATTGTGTGTAAGTTGTAACCATCAAAACGACTATCAACTTGCCACTTCTTTGGATTATTTGACCCATACCAAATCTGCTGAATTGCATTGCTAAATCCAGCAAATTCACGATCTACTGTATCGTAGATAGTAATGTGATGCTGCAATGGATCATCAACATGCAGATCTTCAGAAGTATCACGACCGCCCTGACTTGCAATGTTTATGTTTTGCAAGACTGCAGCTTTATCGTAGTATTTCTTAAAATCTTCCCAGTAGATGGTTTCAGTTATTTGCGGCATTATTAACCAAATCCCATTCATAGAACTCAGGTGAAAGATGGACTGATCCAGGTTTTTCCATATATGTCTTTGCATAATCTTCTGGATCAATCATGTACCAATTAGTTGGCCATTCGTGAACATTGTCAAACTGATACTTCATCTCGTTAGTCATGATCTGACGGACTCTGTCTCTTGAAGGATGAGATCCATAAAAAGCTGTACCTTTGTAAAATCCTGTTTTTGGAATCTTGCGATCTTCAAACTCAATTGGATAAGGTGCAGTAACTTCAAATGTGCCTATTTTTCCCTTTTGTTGCATATGTTCAAGGTGCATTCTAAGGTTACTGATTAACCTACGTGCTGAACCTTCAGGATCTAGTTGTCTGCACAAATGATGTCTTATGTCTACATTTCCTGCATAAATAACCAAGTGTGGCACAAAGTAATCAGGAAGATAAGGTTCAACTCCTCGTTCGGTTAAACCGTGAAGCGTTAAACCATCATGACGATAAACAACAGTGTTTGCTCGGTATCTTGAAATCGAGTGTGAGTCACCAATAACTACTCGCTGAATGTCTAGCACAAGATCTTCATGCTTAATAACTTCACATTTCATTAGATCACGAATCTTGGACCATTCTGCTTCTGTAAAGTCAAAATCAGTCTTTGCTGCACGTGGACGAAGAATTCCTTCAATGTCACCAATAGGCATATCCAAAGCTTTGATCTTGGCAAGATCCATATCAAGAACTCTAGCAATTCTGTCTCGAGTCTCTTTTGTATAACCGCCAAATAAATTAAAGACTTCACCTTTGAATTCCATAGGACTTGATACTAACCATGTGTCCTCTTTAACAAGCTGATCATTGCCAAAAGCAATTTCAGATTTAGTATTAAGAGCATCATCGACCATGCATTTTTGCATACGAGGCCAAGCAGATCTATGGCTAGCAATACGATCAGTGAAAGATGTTACTACATCATCTAGTACGTATTTCATTCTATGTGTTCACAAGCAATTGGAGTACAGAGAACGGCACCATCATCAAATGCTCGTCCACAAGTTTTGCACTTACCGTCGACACCGTCATACCCATTCAGCTGACGCTTGGCATTTTTATCTGCCTTTGCAAAGTAAAGATCAAGAATATCTTGTTCAGTTACTCCTGCAACTAGCATTAAATTGACCCAGAAATGCAG